TCACGCAAAATAGGAATTTAATTTATCCTCGGTGTTGCTGATTGAAACTTCTGCGTCCAAATGTGTATATATTTCCAACGTAACCTGTATGCTCGAATGTCCTAATAATCGTTGTGCGGTTTTTACGTCAATACCTGCATAGTACAAATTAGTTGCATATGTATGACGGAATATGTGAGGTGTAACGTCTTTTGCGATTAATCGTATAGCCGTGTCCGAACGTGAAAACTCGTCACCGCCTGCGGCAACATTCATCTTATCTAATATATTATACCAAAAACGACGGAATGATGATTTTGTCATAGGTTCACCGCTTTTCATTGTAAATAAATATATATTTTTTGCGTGTGCAATATATTCTTGCAATTCTGACAATAGTTTTGCCGGAAGAGGAATGGAGCGGTTGCCTGCGTTTGTTTTGGGTGAATTTTTTAGGTGACTTTCACCGTCTTTTATCACTAAATTTTTGTTTATGATTAATCTGCGATTTTTGAAATCAACATCTTTGACGGTCAGAGCCAGTGCTTCACCGCGTCTTACGCCAGTGTAATATAGTAGATCTACAAATACACGTTCACGCTGTGTCAGCTTTGTTTTTTCTAAAATTGCTTTCTCTTCGTTCGATAATGATCGCTTTTCTTTCTTTTGCGATTGTGGCAATGAAACTTTCAATGAAACGTCTTTATATATATACTCGTTTATTATCGCTTGTTGGATAATCTGTTTTATCGTCAGTCTAACGATTTCAGCAGTTCGGTAATGACCGACACTGATAATGTCATTTAACATTTCTTGAATATGATGTGACTTCAACGCACTTAAACGAATACCGCCTATTTCGGGTATAATGTGCGAATTTAGGGCGTTTAAATACATTGCATAGGTGTTATACTCTTTCGCTGATTTGTACAGTTTTAGCCACTTTATTCCCCATTGCTCTACGGTCATACCCTCATCATTGATAATGATGCCTTTATTTTGCAGGCTCTTGAACTCGGCGACCTTTTTGTCCAGTTCCATAATTGTACGACCGTACAGTGTTTTACGTTTCGGTTTGCCGTCGTCTGTATATCCAACAATCGTACTTGTTGCATAACGTCCGTCGGGACGTTTTTTATATTTAGCCATAAATAACACTCCTTTTTCGTTTTTTTGTATTGAAAATAGAGTGCATTTGTGTTACAATATCATTGGTATGGGATATTGTGTATAAATGCACTTTATTCTTTTTCCTCTGTCTGCTCCAACAGGCAGAGGATTTTTTATTTGTAATTTATTAAAAATCGACTATTTTAATAAATTAATTACGATTTTGATACATTTTGTTACGTTTTTTGTATTTTTAATGCGATTTTAGAATGTTTCTTCGCAAATACCCAAAACTTTACCGCAACATTCGTTTCTGATATATTCATTAATGATTATATCGGAATATTTTTCATTATGTGAAATTAATCTGTCAACACCTAATTCCTTAACATATGCGTTACCGTCCACAACAAATATCCCGATTTCACCGATTTCAATACTTGGCTGTTCTTTGACGAATAACTTATCGCCGTCGTGATATGTCGGCTCCATACTGTCACCCGATACACGGACAATAAAATCTGTACCCTTTGGCGGTTGTTCTGTTAGGTCAACCTTTTCAGGATATTCTTCGTCCAACGGGTTGCCCGTTCCAGCCGATACTGGCATATCGTAATATGGTACTTGGTATTTTTTAATTGGTATGATGTTATCGTAATTTGGTTCGTTTGGAATATTACGTTCTAACTCTTTTCTTATAACCACTTGAACAACTTCTTTACTGTGGTCATCAAGTTTTCTGTAATCGGATACTAATTTTTTTTCTACCGCTGAATAATTTTTTAAGTTAGAATTGTCATCAAAATCTTCGAGAGTACATTCTAAGGCTCTTGCGATAGCTTTTATAGTATCTATTTGAGGGTCTTTAGTCACTCCCGATAATATTTTTTTTAAGGTACTTATCGGAACACCAGATTTTTGCGATAACGTTTCTATTTTCATTTTTTTTGATTTGCGAATTTCTGATATTTTTGTTCCTATACTCATAACATTCAAACCTCCTTTTCAAAATCATTGTAACACATAAATAACTCATAGTCAAGAAAAAAAGTTCCAAAAGGTATACTTTTTTTCTTGCAAAAGGGTTGACAAGTTCCGAATAGTATGCTAAGATATATATAGAAGTTCCAAATAAGGTACGAAAGTGAGGTGGTAATATGAAAGTTAAATATAGTGTTATGGCGTCAGAGATAATGAAGCGTGGAATTAGAAAAACTGCTATAGCAAAAGCCATAAGTTCTTCAACAAAAACGTTGAACAATAAACTTTGTGGGAAAAGCGAGTTTACTTGGAACGAAGTATGTACTATTCAAGCAGGCTTTCTACCTGACATATCAAAAGACGATTTAATGGCAACAGATGAACAAAAATCAGCATAAACGAAAGGAAGTGAGGGAATGAGCGAAGAAAAAATAAAAGCGATTGCAGAAATGCTTTCGGGGTTAAAACGTTACGAGTGGTCGAGATTAAAAATTGCTATCGAACGTATGTATGATTCGGCATCTTGTAAATTGCCTTTGGGAGATGCCGAATCTATACAAAAAAATATCGCATTAGAAATGAAAGATATTAGTCATCTATAATTTGTATCATAGATGGGTGTAAGCGATAGTCGTGACCTTGGTATTGAACGTGTATGTATCCATATTTAAAACATTCGGCAACGGTAGAGCCTTCAAGAAATGATAAGTTTTCTGTAAAATATGTTACAGGATTTTGACAGTCAGCTACTGTGCCAGTTTCGGTTATGTCAGTCCAATTACCAAGTAGATTTGCGTAAATTCTCATATAATCACCTCCATTCTGTGGTGATTATAACACAATATGAAGAATTTTACAATGAGAGATAGAAAGTAGGTGATTAAAATGGCAAAAGTAATGGTAGAAGTAAAACAAGTAGACCTGAAAACATTCCGCACGATGTTCGGAATACCGGAGCATACTGTACAACGTTGGGTACACACCAAGAATTTTCCGGCATACAAGTTGGGTCAGAAATGGTACGTTGATGTGAAAGCATTTGAAAAGTGGCGTGAAACAGAACACGCCAACAGCTATAAGTATGCGTAAAGTATAATCAAATACCTTGCAGGCAGACAAGGGCTGTCCGCGTGTTATCCGTAAAGTAGACTTTTCTCAATGAGTTTAAATTTTAATGAAATCTGTTTTGTGGACGGCTCCTGTGTGCCTGTGAGGGCGGAAAGTGAGGAATAATATATGAAAAAATATGAATTGACTGATGAAACAATAGAGGTGTATGGAACAGCATTACACAGAATTAAAGCTCTAAAAGATTTTGGTAATGTAAAAAAAGGAGAGCTTGGAGGTTATGTTGAAAGCGAACGCAATTTATCTCAAGAAGGTAACTGTTGGGTGTACGGCAATGCGTGGGTGTGCGGCAATGCAGAGGTGTGCGGCAATGCAAGGGTGTGCGGTAATGCTGACTATATAACAATAAAAGGATTAGGTTCAGTGTGTAGGAATACAACCATTTTCAGAACAAAGGGTAAAAATATAGCTGTTAAATGCGGTTGCTTTTACGGAACATTAGCCGAATTTGTTGACAAGGTAAAAGAAACACACGGTAATAGTAAGTTTGCCAAAGAATATCTTGCGTTAATTGATTTGGTAAAAATCCACTTCGAATTGGAGGAATAACATATGTATGTTATAGGAGTAGCGTTGTTTAGCTTTGGAGTGGGGTTAATTATCAGTTTAAAGCTGATGAAAGAGGACGAAAAGAAACGAAAGCGTGGTAAAAAAGATGTTTAAGTTAATAAGAGAAATTCGCCGAAATATGTCAGTTATGAACATAGACGGTATAAGAATTTTAGCAGAAGTGGCAAGAGATATTGTATGTAATAAAAAATATCGTAAGGCGGATGGTGAATTAACACCGGAGCAGTTCGACAGACAGGTTAAGCAAGTTTTGGACATCGTAAAAAGAAACGAGGTGTGCAATGTCTGAAAGAATTAAGTATGCTATATCGGTTGTTGCATTTAGTGCGATACTGATTATGACAGAATTTATAATGATGAATATGATTGGGAGGTGAAAGAGAATGAATAACTATTACATTACGTTCGGCAGTGAGGGACAACCATTTAAGGACGGTTGGATAATCATCGAGGCGGAAACAATAGAGCAAGCGTGCAAGATTTTCAGGGCGATGTATCAATACAAGGAAACTAACGATACACTGTTAAAATTCTGCTCAATATACACAGAAGAAGGCTTTAAGCAAACAGAAATGTACAAAAGCAATGATAATCTTGGAGCAGGTTGTCACTGCAAAATCAGCATAAAAAAAGAGACCGTATGAGGTGCAACTCGAAACGGTCAAAACTTAAATACAGATTTAATTATCTGTGTTTATATTTTAACACATAGAAAGGAAAATGTCAAATGAACATATACGAAATAGACAATGCAATGTTTTCTTTAATTGACGAAGAAACAGGCGAAATAAAGGGTTACGAGGCATTTGAAGAACTACAAATGCAGAGAGAAGAAAAAATCGAAAATGTAGCACTATGGTACAAGAATTTGATAGCCGAGAGCAAAGCTATAAGAGAAGAAGAAAAAGCACTTGCGGAACGTCGTAAGTCGTTGGAAAACAAGGCTGAAAATCTGAAGAATTTCATAAATCGAACATTGCAAGGCAATAAATTCGCTACTCCAAAAGTGGCGATAAGTTACAGAAAGTCAACGGCGATAGAGGTTGATGATGAATTTATCGACTACGCAATGAAGAACAACAACGACCTGTTGACATTCAAGCGACCAGAAGCAAACAAGACAGTTATAAAAGAAATGTTGCAAGGCGGTTTTGATATTCCGCACGCAGAGTTGGTAGAGAGAAACAATGTAAGTATAAAGTAGAGGTGGCAAAATGACTAATATGGAAATATACAACGCCGTCAGAACAGTACCCGAAAATGCGAAGAAACCTATTTACGCAGGTAGATTGAAAGGTATGACAGATATAAACCCTATGTGGAGAATACAGGCTCTTACAGAACAGTTCGGACCTGTCGGAATAGGTTGGTACTACAAAACGGTACGCAAATGGGTAGAAGAAGGTGCAGACGGTGTAAAATGTGCCTTTGTAGATATTGAGTTATACATAAAGCATAACAACGAATGGAGTATGCCTATCGAAGGTACAGGCGGTAATTCATTCGTAGCAAAAGAAAAAAGTGGTTTATATACATCGGACGAGGCTTTTAAAATGGCTCTGACAGACGCTATATCGGTAGCTTGTAAGGCGTTGGGGTTTGGTGCTGATGTATATTGGCAAGCCGGTAGAAGTAAATACAATCCAACTCCGACTGGGAATGGAACACAGTCCAAAGCACCCTCACAAGAAGTGTATATCAGCGAAACGCAGATAAAAAAAATACAAAATATCTTGCGTGTGTTCCCAAAAGCAAATAGAGAAACAACGCTCAACATTTTATTAAATGAATTCGGCGCAAAAGAATTAACCGAATTACCACAAGGAAAGTATGTGTTGTTTTTTAATAGATTGGTTGACAGCGCTAACGTCGTTATAAAAAAATCGTTGCAAGGTTTTGTAAAGAACTTTGCAAGCCGAGCAGGCAAGACAGAGGAAGAGATAAGAGAGTTGCTAAAAACTGCATTAGGCAAGGATATT